CTGGATACATCATAGACCATGTGTCAAGAAACTTGATGAGCAAGTCATCTTCGTTCTTACACAAGCGATAGTCAACATCATCACGATAGTTCTGAAACTCATGCAACCCCCAGACAATAATCTGCTTGTTCTGGTGGTTCTTCATGGTGATGGATAGTAGTGGCTCTGCGGCATCCTTTGGGTCAGGAAAGCCATTCTCACACTCAACCTCAATGTCGATGGTCACAATCAGTATCTTATCTTTGTCCCACGGCACATCATTTGGATATTCATCACCAATGTAGCAGTATGGATATTGAGTATTGCCAAACAGAATATCTTGATTGCTTCTCTGTTCAGTCCAAGCTTTGGCTTCCTTTATGGAGTCAAAGTTCTTGGGTAGAACATGTTGGCCATCAAGAGTTTTGTATCCTGTATACTTACTAACCTTATTGAATAAGGTAGGTCGATAGTTGACCCGCTTAGATACTCGTTGACCGTCTTCGACACCTCTGACTAGAAGAGAGTTGCCACGCTGAATCACATTTGTATAAAATTGCATTATAAGACTATATCACCCTCACCATTGTTTGTCAAGTCTCTCTTTTCTTTCCGATATTATATTTTGTCTCCAACAGCCATTCGCTTTTCTCTTTGTATGTAAGTATCTTTATTTGACTTAGTGGCGCTGCTTCATAGGGACTCTCGCTCATGATTTTTACCAAGCCCCAATCCTGTAACAGATTTGCGATTGTGTTTCTACGGGACAAGTCATTCACTGATATGTTTGTCTGCTTTCCATCAAGCGCAAATAGCTCTTTGAAATGCACAATATAGTATCTACCTTGCTTGTGTAGAATATGACAGGACTGATACAGCTTCCTCTCTTTTCTGGAAGCCACACCAATGCGTGATAGCGTCTCTCTAACTTTTAGAAAATCGTCGGGCTCATCTAGACCCACTTCAAGTAGTTGTTCTTGTGTCCAATTAATTTCTTCCATCTCTTCCGCCTTTATTCATTTTTTGTTTTATGGCAGAAATTTGTTCATCATCCAGTATATCAAGAGCAACCTTTGCTTTTTCGTTGTCGTATCCATAGAACTCTTTAACATACTCTAGATTCTCTAATTTCATCGCCTTCACCCAAGGTGTGTATCTTTTCCTTGGACGTAGACTATTTATTAAAAAATCAAACTGAAGTTTTTTGTCCAAATGGTGAAACTGGTTAATCTCATTTACTAGCATAATTGTGTCTTGAAATGGTGCAACACACTTATTTACGATATATGGCGGATATTTTCTTTCCCACTGTTCATCCTCTGTATCCATGAGTGGTTCTTTGGTATGGTTTATCGCATTTAGATAATTTTTCAATTCATACATTATAAGCCTCTTCCCATGTCATCTCTTTTCTGGAGTCTTGCTCCTCACCATTTGCGTAGTCAATCAACATGAGTTCTTTTCGGGTTTCTTCATCACTTATCTGTGCTATTTCTGTTTGTCGATTTGTCTCTCTTCCAAGAATGCAGAATAGATATACAAGACGTTCCGCTTTTTCGCCAATAACACTTTTTATTACACCTCTATCAGCCGTGGTTTGTTGGTGAAAAACAGCAGTGCCATATATAGAGTGGAACAATCCCGCATCTTGAACATGTTGTGGGGCACCCATCTCCTCTAATATACTTGACACCCCCATAAGATGGTCAAGCAAAGTTCCACCACTGTGTTTCGTCTCCTCAGTGCCAAGTTTTTTGAGAAAGTCAATCTTTGTAGAAGTCAAGTCGTTCAATGTTTCCCCCCTCAACGTATGTCTTAAACACAATGACACTTCTCAACTTATAACATTGACGAGACACTGGCATCGCTTGGTGTGGTGTTTTTGCGTCAAATACAATCAGTCTATTTCCAACGTATGGAACTAGCTCACCACCAACGACTGTTCCACCACCCCAATCCTTTTCCCAATCTAGACGGGGATAGTATATCATGGTAAAATCACCATCATCTGTGTGTTCATGTGGCTCAATACCATGAGTATGTGCGTTTAGATATATGCGTTTAAATCTTTCAATAGTGTAAGTATTTTTAAAATCATATTTATATAAGATTGTCTGCCACAACTGCACCAACCAGTCAAAACCATTCTCAATCGCTTGCTCTTCTGTCTCACCACAAAAGACATGCCAATGTTTGTTCACTTCACCCTTTTTAGAGTTGTAGTCATATTTCCAGTATACCTCATTCATTTGCATAAAAATCAATTCTGCAATGTGGGCCTCTAGAACATTATCATGTATGTCTAATCTACTATTCATATTACACTTTCCACTGTTCACCAAAATCAGTCTGGTCAAAAATAGCGTCTATAAATTTATCGTCTGCCCCTTTGCGTTGATTGCTGTCAGCAAGGCCACTCTGTTCACTATCTTCAACATCAGAGAGCTTCATTTTGGCTCTGTCGATACCGATAACAAACCTCTTATTCACTGTGGGGTCATTATATCGGTTCTTGAGTTGCTTCACCGCTATCTGGTTCAGTTCCTCAAGTTCTTCATTACTAATGAGCGCAAACATGAGGTCAGCCGTAGCTGGCAAACCAAAGCTTTCTGACGTATCTTCCAAGCCCACATCGCTGTTGGAGAACCCGCTCCTTGTGGTTTGTGTAGCCGACATAATCGGGACGTTTGTCTCAACTGCCAATCCCCTAAGTTCTTCAGCAATTGCTTTGATATACATGTAGCTGTTGACATTTCCACTCACCTTAAATCTTGACGATGCACATATGTTTAGATAATCCACAAAAATGATATCTGGTTTGAAAGATTTCTTGATGGCCAGTTCCTTGATCAATCCTCTAAAGTGATTGCTATGCGCTGATGCAGTAGGATATTCCTTGATGATAAGTTGACCATTTGTCTTTTGTTGAATGCTTTTAATTTTATCATCATACATCTGCTTTGGTAATTCGTGCAAGTCATCTATAGAGATATTCATGAGGTTTGCATCAATACGTTCAGCTATACGCTCTTCAGCCATCTCCAGAGTTATATATAGGACGTTTCTACCTTGATTTAGACAGTTTGCTGCCATGTGACACATAAACAGAGATTTACCGACACCAGTGCCAGCAAGTGCTATGTTCAGAGTTTTCTGTGGCAGACCACCCTTGGTGATACGATTGAAGAAGTCTAGATCAAATGGTATCTTCTCCTCTACCTTATGGTAGAATTCATATCGGGCATCAGTATCGTGTAAATAATCATGACCAACACGGTTATCAAAACCAACAGCAAGGGCGTCTGTAAGAATTGAAGGTAAAGCATCGACACCTCGTTTTTTATCCTTTCCATCAATGATAGCAATCCCGTCCACAATCGCATTATACACCGCCTTATCTTTACAAAAATCCTCTGTAGTCTGCACTAACCAATCAAAAATCACATTATCGTCTTTTTGAAGTTCCTTAACTACGGATAATACACGTTTATAGTCATCCTCGTTTAAGTCTTTACGACCATCTAGCTCAACTTCTAGAGCGTTCTGGTTTGGTAGGTCATTATACTTGTCTACAAATTTCTGTATTTCCTCAAATACAGTTCTCTCTGTTCTATCAGAGAAATAATCACCTTTGATGAATGGTAGAACCTTCCTTGTGTATTGTTCATTGTGTATCAAGTTTGCTAAAATGGTTTGTTCAATCGTTGTCATTTATTCTCCGTTCTGCCTTCTCAAAATATTCCTCGTCTGGTTCACCTGACAAGCATACTCTGTTTGTATTCATTGCTGCAACATATGTAGTGCCACTGCCACCATATGGGTCTACCACGATATCACCCTCATTGGAATGCTTCTTTATCAACTCTTCAAATAGTGGGAGAGATTTCTGTGTTGGGTGAAATCTATCCTTACCGCCATATATGGGATACTCATATACACCCTTATCATACTTGCTGTTGAAGGTTGCCTTGCCACCCTTAACACATGATATAGCAATCTCTCTTGCATTGGATAAATATGTTGCTTTACTGTTGATAGGCACAGGGTTTGTCTTCAACCACTCTATGAGTCGATGTTTGGAGAATTTAGAGAGTGCATTTGTTAGTGTCTCTATCTTCCATAGATCGAAGAATATGATACAAGAACCGCCGGGCCGCAGTATACGATAGAACTCATCAATTGCAAGTTGCAGATCATCTATGGTGTAGTCCTTGTCCCACTGGCCATAATCAGTTGCAGTAGCGTATTTACGACCATATTTTTCGTGTGATTCCTCAGAATCCTTCAATCTCTGCATACCAGAGTCCTTAGAAATAAGGTAGGGCGGATCAGTAAGCACTAAATCTACACTACCTTTCTCTATAGAACGAAGCAACTCTAAGTCTGTTGAGTTATCGAATCTGGATACCGTGTTCATATATTTCCTTCTTTGTTAAAGATGCACCCAATCGTGGGTCTTTTTTAGTAAGAATGTCTGGATATTTCTTCTCTAATTTAGGCAAGAGAATATTGTACACATCCATACCATCTAACTTCCAAATCTCTGCAATTTTACCACCATCATATCGTGCGACATAGTGGTTCTTGTATTTTGCTATTTTGTCTTTTAAAAGATATTCCTTCTGTTCTTTCCAAGTAGACTGTACGCTGATACCATTATAAGCACCATTGATATTTTTATTAATAGTGGACTTATACTCACATTCACCCTCTTCATCAATGCCATCAGCACCAGACAATGTGTCGGATATTTTGTGATTTAAAGTACCAGCGATGTGAATTTCTCTACTACGAGCATATGAAAATGGATCACCCCATCCATTTTCTTCGCACAGTTCATACATTCGCTCAAATAATTTAGCAAATTCTTCAGTGGGAGTCATAACAACCTCTTCTGTCTTCTCACTATACACATTATCGCATCATTTAGTAGGTTTGTCAAGCACTTTCATATGAGCGTTGAAACTCATACTCCTTCTCTCACCTTCACTGTAGAAGGGATACACAAAATGTTTTAGATATGATGGGAATATCAGTAGCTTTCCAACCTCTGGCTTGAACTTCAAATAGTTGCTCCTCATATCCTGTGTCTCACCATATATGAACTCTATGAGCCCATTAGTAGGATAATGGTCTGTGAACTCTTTGTCAAGTTCCTCTTGCATTTTTGGTGGTATTTTTAAATATATTACGGCCGAGAAGTCACCGCTGTGGTGATGGTAAGGGTTATACTCTCCAGCATATTGACTGACAATCCAACTGTGCGTCAGGTGAATGTTGTCGAGTGTCGGTTTTACACCAGCACCAGCGGCCTCGTTCCATTTGTATGCCCTGTTCTTTGATATGATGTATTTTAGGTAATCCAAGCATCCCTGTCTCATAATCCTAAACAGGAACTCTCTGTCATCACTGTTTGATATGGGGATTTGAACCTCTTTGCTTACCTTCCCAACAAGCTTGTGTGACCAGTCCCACTTGGCACTCTTCACATCATCACTTAGAACAGTGTCACCGACCTCATTTACAATATCTACAAATCTTTTTGGAACCGTAGACTCCATTATGGTGGGACTGAACGCTTCTAAAAATCTAGGTTGATTCTTCTTCCTCTTCATCATGCACTTCCTCATCCTGAGTCTCAATAATATCCACTAAAATATCACCTATGAGAGTGAAGAACTCCTCACCAAACTCCTCTTTCGGCACACCATAGTTATCCACTATGTCATATTCAAATCGAAGTGGCATGGTCCCATCTTCATTTTCTTCTGGTGGAACACTGACCACACCATACTTATACACGACACCATGATATTTTCCATTGTTTGTTATGCAAATAGATGCCAGATCATCACCCTCTTTTGCAACAAAGGTATATTCATCCTTCATTTATCATCTCCATAAAAAGATTGACTTGCTCACTGTTAGGGAACTTTTCATGAAGTTCATTTATTTTAGCAATAGCCTCTTTCTTTCTGTTTGCACCCCAGAGCCTATGCACTGTTTCAACATCCCATTGACTTGGTTCACCAAGTGCCTCTGGACTTAGATAATGGAGATAGCTCTGCAACAGGTATTTGGGCTTCTTGATTGGCTTGTTACCACGATGTAACCAAGGCCACATAGGGGGAAAGATTAGCACTGAACCAGCGACACAATCAATTTTTTCATCAACGAACTCTGTGCTACCAGCTTCGTTGTCATCCAGATATACAAAGAATGCTAGAAATCTAGCGTTTGATTGTCCATCACTTACATCAACATGCCAATCAAACATGTCAACATCGTTAGCAAGATACCTTTTAATTTTGATACCTTCCATACCATACTTCTCTGGCCACAATGCACTCATGCTCTTGTTGTGACCAGAATTGATGTTACGAATGGATAAATCTTCCTTGTATTTTTCTATGGCACCATGAAGTGAGTTGAGACAGACATTGAATTCGTTTTTGAATGTGTCCATATTTTCCAGAAGCTGCACCTCTGTAAACTGTCTATTTGCACTCTGCATGGTGGACAGATGATTGTCTTCGCACTCTTCAAATTTTTCAATTAGGGTTTGACACAGTTCCCTGTCCAATACATTCGGGTATTGGCGTATATAACTTTCCATAATATAAACTCCATAATTAATTATCGTAAGAAACTTGTCTTTTACTTATCTTGAAATAAACTTCCTCTGGATTATTGTCATTCCATTCAGTAGAGGAAATATACTCATAGATATAGTCCTCACTATTATCATGAACTTCATCAAATTTGCTTACGAACTCATCTCTGCTACATATCTTTCTATGAGCCGTCTGCCAAAGTCGGGTCCAATTAGGTTCCACTTTATTTCCCCTTTTTGATATCTTTTATTTGTTTCTCAAGCTTATTTATTTTTATTTCTTTTGCTACAGAATCAACACCACCTACAACTCCACTGATAATAGTTATGGCCATGCAGCCATTAAGAGCGAGAGTTGATATACATATCAAGCTCACTTTGAGTAATGCTGACGCTCTCAACGAGTTTTTGATAATTTTTGAGGTGTTCATTTGCTATTGATTCCTTTGATTGTCCTGTGTATGCCACAGCATAGTGGTTTTCTACCATCCACACATTTATCGTGGATTCTCTATCGTTCTTCCCATCAAATATTCTAAATTTACCAAGTATTCTGCCAAACTTTCCAGACTTATCTTTTTGAGTGATTAGAGTTTGAGTTGAGCCAGGTGGTAACCATGTCTCCACCATCTTCTTTGCTTCAAGACCAAATATCTTCTCTACCTTATCTCTTGTCCGGCTCTCTGGCGTATCTATGCCATACAGACGAATACGCTCTTTATGCATCCAGATACCAAAACCTAAATCAATATCAACGTCTACCGTATCGCCGTCAACCACTCTTAAAATTTTACATCTATACTCATACATTTTACACTCCAAATGGCACTCTAGAACAAATGATTGACTTTACAGGTGCCCCATCAAAGTGTGAAGATGCAAACTCTTTTAGCTTATCTAAATTTTCATACACATGAGCATAACAAATTTCCTGCGTTTCAAACTGTAATGGTTCAC